CATGACTGTCGGGGAGTTGCCTAAAGTGTCTGGGGCTGTCCGGAATTACGTAATATGGGGCACTGACCAAGCAGAAAGCGGCGTATTACACAGTTCGGTTGGTGGGGTGAAGTTCCCGTCAGCCGCATCGGAAAACGCTTATGGAGCAACAATTAGCATATCTTTTGGCAATAATCAACGCCACAATAATATCTCACCTGGAATAGCCGTATATGGTTGGCATAGAATCAGCTGACACGCTTCCAAAGGTAGGTGGCTACAGATGGGCTGATGTTATTATGGTAGTTGTTTTCGCCAGTTGCTCCCGTTTCTACTTGGTAGTAGGTATCTACGTTTAGTGCGTCTTCTTTGTAGTCAACACGTGTGTTGTAATTACCCGCTCCGGGATTAGCCGTAACGTATTGTGCGTGTGTATGTTGCGCTAACTCCCCGACAGTGAGTTGGTGCTTGAATTCGCCGTACTTATTACCCACTGTAAATGTGAGCGTACTGCCATCTTCCGCCGTGGCCGTGCCTTGTGCTACGAGTCCGTAGCCCGCGGGCAGGGCTTCCCACGTGCCGCCGAACAGTGTGCCGGGGTTAGTAGGCTTATCGCTGAAATAATAGCTTCCTACTGGGTGGGCTTCTGATAGCGCTTCTTTTAGTGCTTCTTTCTTTGCATTGGCAATCATATCGCTGAATATATCCGTCCATGTACCTGTGCCGTCATCAGCAATGGCAGTGCAGATATACAGCTTTTTATTAGCGGTATCATAGTACTGCTGGCCGACGAATTTAGGCGTTGGAGCGGTCGTACCACTGAAATTACTGGCGGTGGAGTCCATAGCGGACTGCATCGCCGGGATAATGTCTTTCACTGTTTTGGTAAGGTCAACAGAATAAGTCTGCAATATATCAACTCCTTTCTATCCACCGGGGAATTGGCGGAGCATAATCACAACGCGTCTGTATCGGTTTCCGTTAACACTGGCGGCAACCATACGCACTCCGTTTCACTTACTTGCGCATACAATAACGACAGTGCCCATTCTCCATGGGCCAATATTGGCTCTACTTCTGCCCCTAACGGTCATTTCAATGAATCTAATACAGATACCGTTACGGTTACATCAAGTACGTCTGGACAGCACTCTCATTCAGCCAGTGCCAGTGCATCCATCGGTAACACCGGCAGTAATACAGCACACGAAAACCGTATGCCATATCTGGTAGTTAATAGGTGGAAACGCACTGCTTAACCACCGGGGAACTGGCTAGCCATTCGCATGGGGCAAATGGCTCTACCAATACAGCTGGTAACCATAGTCACTCGCTTAATTCTCAAAGCCAAAACCCGTCTTCAGGTAATCCCCAGTACACATCATCAACAAGCGCAGGTAATTTTCCAACGACCACTAGCACGAATAATGCCGGCGCCCATTCGCACTCATTATCAATCTCTATTGGCAATACCGGTAGCGACACTCCCCACGAAAACAGGCAGCCTTATCAAGTAGTATGCAGATGGTTAAGAACAGCATAGTTCCACCGGGGAATTAGCATGGCATGGACATGATGCAAGTTGTTCAACAAATGGTAATCATGAACATGCCGTAGCCGAATATGCTGGTTCAGGCGGCGACTATCATATTTCTTCCTCAGGCATAAACCATACCGGTGGTGGTTCAGCAACCAGTACGGCCGGTAATCATTCGCATACAATAACAGTCAGTGGAACAGGCGATAACAACCCCCATGAAAACAGACAACCGTATACCGTTGTCAATCGTTGGCGTAGAACCGCCTAACCACCGGGGAGCTTGCGAACCACAACCACAACATTTCAATCTCTATGGCTAATTTAGACGGGTATTTGTCTACGGAAAACACGTATATGAATGGTGGTCCAGGTCATCGTGATGGCGGAGGTATTGTGCAATTAGAAAATACATATAATGCTTATAGAGCGGATGGTGGTAGCGATAAAAGTAACCCTATGGGGCGCAATCTGCACATTGCGGCGTCTCACGGGCACAGTGCTACGATATCAACCGCCGGCAATAATCAGGCCCATGAAAACAGGATGCCTTATACGGTCATTAACAGGTGGAAAAGAACGGCTTAAGCGGTACGTTTCCAGCGATTTACAACGACGTACGGCATACGGTTTTCATGCCTTGTGTTATCACCAGTATAGCCAATGGATGCGTTTGCACTGGCCGAATGGGTATGATTACCGGCTGTGCTGGTGGTGTAAGTCTCATTACTATCGGTGGCGTTTTTTGAAAAATTGTAATAACCATCCATTTCATTCGATGACGCACTTAATGTTACGGTGTGATTATGGTTACCCGCATATCCAATGGATACCGATACGGATGCATTGTGATTGTGAGAAGCCAGTTCCCCGGTGGTGAGTTGATGCTTTGCTTCCCCGCCTTTGTCACCAAGGTTATAAGTATACTTCGTGCCATTTTCCGTATACGTGCCAGCCGATACTAATACACGGCCAGCGTCCATCTGAACCCATGTCGTACCTGACCATAAGACATTGGGGTCGTCGGTTGTTGTGGTTTCCCAGATACTCCCTACCGGATGCACGATATCAATGACCTGCTTTATCGTCCGCTGTTGTACCTGTTTCCAGGTGCCGTCTGCTGACAGGTAGTAGGTATCCTGCTGGCCCTTTGTCGGTGCGGGGACGAGTCCGCCTGTACCGTTTGCCGTTGATGTTGCGCCTGTATATGTAGTGATTTTCCCTACCGCATCTTTCACTGCACTGTCTACATAGGATTTAGACGGCAGGAGCTGCCACGTTACAGGATTGTCACTGATGAGCTGATAGCGGTTGTTATTGTCATCTGTACGGGTACATACCATGCCCACCAGCAGATTGCTTGTCGGGAATGACGTTCCGCTGAAGTTACTGGCAACAGACTGCACGTTGTTATCCAGTTTCGGCAGGTACACATTGACCGCTTCCGTTGTCGCTAGTTTGTTAAATTCCTGCATATTACCATCCTTTCGCAACCCACGAGACGATACCCGTTGTGCGGTTGCCGGAACTATTCAGTAATTCGATTTCAAAATACCGTCCCTTGTCGTCGTTGCCGTCGGTCGCTAGGATGTTCGGAACCGGCGTCGTCGTGCCCGTACTGCCTTTTACCATGGCGTTGACTTCTGGGGCGTTATAGTAATGCTTGTTGTAATAAACCTTCGTCGCCGCTGTCGTATCGGTAATCTCTACCTGCCCTTTATCGTCGGTATCGTCGATATCGACATGCGGTGATACGTCGTACAGTAACGGCTGTGAATGTGTTGCGTTACTGATAACGCGGAGTCTCATAAGTGCCTTTTCGTACTCATAATCGCCGACGTTGAAGTCAGTGAACGCTTCGTACATCGGCGGCGTATCAGCCATAGCTGAAAAACCTGCCGCGTCTTTCACATCGCTGTATACCTGTATTGACTCGATATATGCATTGCTGGCCCGGACGAATGCGTCATAGATGGCGATATCTTCCGCCGAGCTTTTCCCCATATCCCGGATAAGCCCGTCTCCTACGGATACCAAATCACGGAACCCACGCTTGAATGCCGCTGTCCGGTTGAATGACTCTTCCGTTTCCATGGCTTCTTTCAGGCTCTTTTCCGTTGCAATCAGGATTTTATCGGCAACCGCAATCCGTTCATCCTGCGTATGGTAGATATCCCGGTGCATTGCGTCGATGGCCTGCAATTCTTCTCTGAACTCTTTGATAGCACGCCACATCCTTTTGAAGCCGTCCTCGATGTAGATATGCTCATTTTGTACGCTGATGGCCTTTTTAACGGCTGTATCCAGTGCCGATATATATTCACTCTGCAAACTGGTTACGGACCGTCTGGAGCCGTCTATGATGCTTATCTCATCGCGTAACGGTCTTTTCACGTATTTACCTATACCATCAGAAACGGACAGGCCTTCCTGCATGGGCCGCATCAGATACCGTGACAGCTCATCCATGCCTTTGAGCTTTTCACTGACGATATGGCGCATATCCCGGCGCAGTCCGTCCAACATGGTCAGGCTGTCATAGAGTACGTGCTCTATCTTCCGCCGCTCTCCTTCGGAGATATACACGCTATCCCGTTTATTCAATCCCGGGCATTTACTGAGCCAGTCGAGGAACCGGAACGAATCGCGCATCTGTGCCGACATGGCCTTTTGCAGTGCGTCCGTTGTGCGTATGTTCTCCGTGATATGGATGAGGAACAACACGTTATCCCAGTATATTTCCGTGATATGCATCATTTCCTTACGGACGATGGCCAGCATGTTCTTTTCCCCGTCCGTCAGCTTCACACGGTCGCTATAGAGCGGTTTCGCATGGCTGGCATATCCATCTATGGCTTTAATCGCCGCCCGGAATGAACGACGCAGGGCCTTTGCAAGCACCGGCTTTACATGGATTGCATCCTTGCGTACTGCCGTCAGTTTCTTCGTCTGCCGGTCTGAAAGCCTCAGCCGTTCAGCCGCTACCTTCCCAGGATTGCCACCATACCGGCCGGCGATAGCAAACGTTTCACTCTTTTTTGCCTTGACGGATTTATACGGTCTGTCCTTCACTGCCAGCGTTTCCTTACGCCGTGCGCCTATGGCCTTTATCTGTCTGTCGGCAATGGACAGGGTTTCCTGTACTGTCCGGAACCAGTTGAAGGACGCTGTAATAGAATCGACGAGAATCACGACTTCACACGGATTGATGAATACCGCCTTTATGGGCCGCTCCTTCATTGCCATTTCTTCCGCTGTGACTTTCTTCGTCCGGGCCGTTTCCTTATCACTGATACGGGCCTGTTCTGCCGGATTACGCTTCCATTGCGTTTTAAGCCCCGTTTTGGAGACAGCGTGTATACTTTCCCGTTTTGGTACAGAAAGTTCCTTATACGTCATTTCAGACGCCTTTAACGCCTGCTTATATACGCTGTGTACCGATGTTTTGCGGTAATCGGAAAAGTGTAGCCGTTCGTTACGGCTTCCCAGCTGTAGTCCGGCCTTCTTCAGGTCCCGGACCTTCACACTTTCAAGCACCCGCATAACGAACAATACATTGTCCCAGTAGGTTTCCCGGAATGCGACTGCATCTTTCAGCGGGATCGTGAGCTTTCGCCGCTGTTTCTCTGCCGTATGTACGGTTTCAAGTGGCGTCGCTCCGTATACATAGTGATACAGTTCGTTTACCGGGGTTGTGATATCTGATACCGGCTCCGTCAGGTTGTTCACGCGGTAATAGCGCAGGAAGATATCAAGGATGAACGTCGGCGTTGCATGACGTCTGCCGTATTCCTCTGTCAGGTATATCGTTGCTGTTTCGTTCACGCCGAATGCCGTCTTGCCAAAAACATCCAACGTCCTGTCTGCCCGTGAGTCAGACAGGGTAAATGTTGTGTCTGCAAGCTTGTACAGCGTGAATGTTTTGGCAATATCAACCATAGGCCGTTACGACAAGGTGAACTGGAAGGTCGTTGTCATGGTATCGTCGGCGGCCTTATTGATAACGTCGAATACGACGCGATCGAGGAACGTGCCACCGGAAGCGGCATTGCAGATACCGGCTTCTGTAATGGCACCTGTAGCTTCACCGGCGGCAAATGTCGTTGTCAGCGTAAATACCTTCGTACCGGATGTGTGTGCGTAGCTTGCTGATTTGCGCTTAATTTCCGTTGTTAGGCCTGTCTGTGTAGCGGCTACGGCTGTTGTCCCTGTGCCGACGGCTGTAAAGCCCATCAGGTCGGGACGGGTCGGATTGGCAATCGCGGCACATATGAAGTCAAAGCCAGCATTCAGGATTAGATTATCTTTGCGCCGCGTTTCCACGTCGCCGTTTGCATGGTGGATGACGACATTCAGCGCGCCTTTGATTTTCATTTCGTCTTTATTCATATGCTCTACTCCTTCGGATTCAAATACATACGGTCGAATGAACTGCACGGGTTCATGAATACCTGCAGACGTTTTTCCGTATTTAGATTAAATTCGTGTATAAAAAATAGCCGTTTATCAGAACTCTGGGAGAGTCCGAAAAACAGCCAGTCACGTTCAGTTGTCTGTACCTGTAGATACAATATCCTATTGTGTACGCTGTCCCGTACGTAGAACGAGTCCAGACGCTTGTCATACCCGATTACCAGTATGATATTGAAGAATATCCCGTCAGCACTTAAATGCTGTGCATCGTAGGAATTGACGGCAAATGTCATGTCCTTCACGGCCATATAATCACTGCCGTTCGGCTTCGTGCCCCATAGTTCCATGATGATACAGTCGTTCAGTACATCGTTCTTCTTGAACCAGAAGCCGATGGAGAATGTATCCGGGATATTTACGTTATATTCCAGCTGTGTCGTATCGGTGATGAGTACGCCTTTGTTCCAACATACCTGGGCAAACGATGTGTTCCGTTCCTCCCGGATACTGCCACTTGATATAGCACTGGTACCGTCTGTCACGGCGTGGATTATATCCGTTGTTTTGCCAGTGTACCGGGCAATCTGTTTCTGCAGCTCTACGCCGTCGAGGTCGCCGAGGATGCCGCATACCAGTACATGCTGTGCTTCGTATGACTCTACGGCAAAATCCATGTCTTTTACGGCTATACTGCTGGATGTAACGGCATTTATCTTGCAGTCTATCCAGTTCCGCGCCCGTATCGTCTGGGGCAGTGTAATGCCCATCAGGTACTCGCCATTAAAGGATGTCTTTTCCAGTCTCAGCCCGCCCATGGCCGAATCATAGTACATATTCGTCTTGATTCCACTGTAACCAACGTCCTTCTGGTTATAGTCAAGGATGACGTTTTTATTGATTTCCGGGTCGGCTGACAGGAGATACCATGAAGCATTTACGGAATAATTGTCGTGATCGTCCACGGCTTTAATCATGAAATAACAGTCGCCTTCATTTGGCCGGATATAGCGGTATTTGTTGACCTTTGACCGGAATATCTCTATTCCCTGTTCCCAGTCCCGCGTCTGTCCTACTTTCACGACGTATTTGACATTGTAGATATTCAGCGCATCCCAGTAGAAATACAGGTTGGCCCCGTTCTTTTCTACCCAGAAGCCGGTTACATCCGGCACATAGCAGGAAAGGTATGCCCGTTCCCCTTCGCCGAACTGGTCGTAATAGGCAATGTATATCTCTTTGATACTGGACCTGGGATACAGATACACATTATCAATCGTCTGGTACTTGATACCGTCTATGTACAAGTTAGCACCGATGCAGTTGGACGGTATTTCCAGGAAGGTAATGAGGGTTCCTTCGTTGTTCTTCGTGAACGATATGTCAGACGGCGCCGACGGCCGGCGTTTGTTGTAGGAAATGGTCCTTCCGTTCGATACTTTCCCGTCCTTGCTGACGGCGAACAGATATATCTTGCCACTGGCAGTCTGTGGCAGTATCGTGCTTGACGTAGCCGTCGTCTTTTCCAGCAGTCCATACCCGGCCCCGATATTAGCGTCTGTCCGCAGTTCGTAGTAGGCAAGGCTGTCGTCATCTACCGCATCCCAGTTCAGCACGCCGCCCAGCCGATCGAACGTCAACGTGAAGTTCTTCGGCATGGGGAAGTCGCCTTTGGTGCTGGCGTCTACATCGTCCGCCGTGAAGCCATTCGCTACATTGACCTGTTCATTAACGGACTTCAGGTATTTCCGCATCAGCGACAGGAAGTATCTGCCGTCGCCCTGTATGGTGTTCGGCAGGTCCGGCATTGTCAGTATCTTTTTGTTCAGGTCTGCCATAGCATCAACTCATTCCTGCACTGATAGCCTGCTGTAAGGCGTTCACGATGTTCGTATCGGCTGAAATATCGTATTCGTTCTCGTTGAGCGCCAGCAATACCGCCGATTTGACGACGATATCATTGATTGCGTCATGTTCAAACGGCATGTCGGCCGATGCATTGTCCAGTAAATCGGGGGTGGCAAAATACCGGAATTTAACCGATGTATACGCCGGGTCAGTGATATGGGCCTTGCCTGCTGTCATAGACAGCGGATAGGTGCCGCATGCGTTCAGGTAGTTGTGCGGAATGGAATCGCCGTCCCGTATGGTCGTTTCCTGCACCAGTACTGGCCATTTGGCCCCGATGAGAAGCCCCGCTACCTGTTGTGTAGCCGTATTGAGGAACTGGATACACCGTTCACGGCTGTATTCACTGCTGATATCATGCGTTTCCTGCTGTATCCGTGTAATGGCTGTGTCTACTTTCATTCCGTCACCCCCCTAACAGTAAAACGGCATCCGTTTTTCCATGTTGGTGTATTTCCGTAGAGGCACGACGTTGGCCAGCGCATCGTCAACGGCACTGCTCATAACATCCGTATCCGGATTGTTCTGTAATACCGTGCAGGTCAGCTTTGCCAGTGCGTCTTTGAATACAAACGGCAGTTCGATACTGTCTGTCAGGGCCGATACGCTCATAAATCCGGCATTATACAGCATGTCAACGTCTTTCACGCCGGCATACAAACGATTCTGGAGTATCTTGTACTCGTCCCAGCGCGGAGGCCGTATAGCGTCACATGGATGCAGGTCCCGGCCATGGCCGTCTACGATACGTACGATCGTGAGGAAATCTTCCGGGAGTTCTACGCCTGTCATCATCATGTCGATGTGTTCTTTCGGTGTCGGTGTCGTCGTTTCGTCCCCTGGGTCCGGTGTAAGGCTTGCGTTGTATTTGTCTATTTCCCGGTTCATGTCGTCCTGCCGGTAGTGCTGAACTTTTTCAAGGAAATCGCTATTGATGTAATACTGATTGACGTAGCGTAACACCTCATTGATAGCTTGTATAATGTCATAGTCGCTGTACTGGACTTCGTTGTTGTCTTTGAGCTTATAGCGGATGAGATTCTTTAATTCCTGTACGGTAATCATCCCAGCAACACCGCCCCGGTACCGCGCCACATCGTGCGCTTATGATTGACTTTAAAGGCCGTATGCGTACGAAAAAAGGCTTTCATGTCTTTCATGTAGGTACGCATATCGCCTTCCTGCTGTGCCCGTCGTGCGGCAATCAGCCATGGGTCAAACGTCCAGAATTCAGGCGGGATGTATCCCATCAGCTGCATCCGTTCGTTCTTGTCCCCGAACCAGCCGCCGTCTGTGCTTTCGTTAGCGCGCTGGGCCGCATCAATCGCCGCTGAACAGTCTACGGTGTTACGCAATACGATATTGTCGCCGTCTTTAAACAATCTCTGCTTCGTGATCATATTGTCACCACCTTATGAAATAAGGGATACGAGCATCCCCGTATCCCCTTATGGAATTGCCTAGCGCTGGATATCAACGATAGAGCAGGATGCCTTCGGCTGTGTGCCCTGCAGGCCAACTCGTGTTTCAATAACAAATTTTTCGTATGTGCCGTCCTTGCCGAGGTTTGTTACTTCATGCGGGCGGGACAGATACCGCATATCCCAGTACTGCATGTCAAGGATATCGACACGTTCGTCCGGGTAGAGGCGGTGAATATTGGCATTGACTACGCCAAACGCACCCTGATAGGTCGTTGCCACCATTGCGGCTTTCTTTTCACCGGATTTACGGTAGGTGGTTGTCTGAGCCAGTACGAGGTCGGAGAATTTACGGAATTTAGAAGAAGACATGAATGCTTCCGTCGGGTTGCCGCCGCGTTTGAATGCCATTTCCATAGCGTTGTTGATATCATCCAGTGTGAAGTCAGAAGAACCGCCGAGGGAAATGATATTGTTCGCAACGAGCTGTACAGACGTGCCGGCGGCCGTCGGTTTTACCTGCTTGTCGGTAATATTTTCGACTGCCCCTTTCTGCGTATCGAACAGCGTCAGTTTCTTCGGGTCCGATGCATCGACACGTACATAGTAGTACAGGCCTTTTTTGAGGCCGGTCGGCATCGTTTTAGCGACAAAGTACACGATATCGCCCGTATCCAATTTCGGGTCTGTAGAAGCGGTTACCGTGCCATCTGTAGACGATACGGTTACGTCAATGGTATTCATAGACATGAAATACGGGATACCGCCGGACAGCGGTGCCACTGTCTTTGTGCCGTCTACTTTCTTTTCACCGTTGACGAGCATGTATTCAATGTCCTGCGCCTGGTATTTATAAGCGTCGAATTTAGCGTCATCAAGGTCCGTGCCGTGTTCGTTGTTGTAGGCCTTTACGACTTCATTCTGAACATCCGATACCAACCCGGAGTTCTGGAAGAACTGCACATTGTTGGACAGCCCTTCAATAGATCCTACCGGTTCAAATTCGTACTTTTCGTATTCGAGATGAGCGTTTGTCTGAGGCGGGCGGAGGCCTTTCGTCATCCACGAGAAGGTAGTTTCTGTTGCCGGTTTCGTGTTGCCGAATTTAGAGTAAAACAGCGTCACTTCTGGGGTAATATTCGTCAGAATCGGGCTGAGGTCTTCTGCATGCCCGATAGCGTCGTACGTAAACGACTGGTTAGCGGATTTGTTTAAATTTCTTGTTACATCTGCCATCTATTCATCTCTCCTTTATCTGCCGTGCCAGTATCTAGACAGTGCGGCACGGCGTTCGCGTTCTGTCATATCTCTTAATTTGCTGAAATCAAACGGTTTTGGCGGTTCTGTTGCCCCCGTTCCCGGCCCTTCGACCTTCGGTACCGGTACTTTCTTCGGCTGTTTCGTCAGATCGTTGGCTTTTGCGTAGTATGCGGCCCGGGTGACGTTGTAATAGCTTTCCAGAACCTTGCACTGCTGTTCGTTGATTTTCCCGGCGTTGAGTGCCTGAATGGCATCTGATACCGCGGCGGCGTCTTTGAACGGCATGTTCTGGTAATGAGTGGTCATCATTTGATTGATTTCTTGAAAATGCTTTTCCGTCTTAGACTTATCCGCAACGAATTCTGCAATGCTCTGGTAAATAGCGTCCTGTTGGGTCTTGGCCTGCTGGGCCTGCTGTTGCTGGCTCTGGATAGCTCCAATGAGCTGTTGCTGATAGTATTGTTTCGCCGTGTTGTACATCTCTACACGCTGTTTCAGCTGTGCGTCATCGGAGTAATCCGCTGTTTCAAGGTCCTGCTGGCTTACACCTGTTACCTGCCGGGCCTGATTTTCGGCCGCTGTTTCAATGTCTGTAAACATCTTTTTCAGCTGTTCCTGCTGGGCCTGTTGGGCCTGCTGTTGCAGCTGTGCCTGCTGGGCCTGTAACTGCTGTGCCCGCTGGGCCTGTTGCTGTCTGAACTGCTGATACTGTAACTGGTACTGTACCGGTATCCGCGATTCATCAACGGTATTGCTGTTGATCGCCGCGTTCAGCTCATCCAGCGTATAAGGCCCGGTCTGTATCAGCGGTTTTTCTTCCGTCGTTGGTTCCGCTGGTTCTGCCGGATTGGTTTCCGGCGTGGCTTCCTGCGGTTCCGCCGGGGTTGGTTCCTGTGCCGGTTCCGTTGGTGTCGGCTCCTGCTGTGCCTGTGCTTCCGGCTTCTGTGGTTCTGCCGGGGCTTCGCTTACAATCCGTTTCCGGCCCGTCTGGGGGTCTGTAATAAGATAACGGGCATTTGTCTCCTGTGCCGGTTCTGTAGCGGGTTCCGTTGCCGGCTCTGTGGCCGTCGTGGTTTCCTGGGAGGTGCCCGCGACGTTTTCGTTGGTCGTTGCTGTGGTTGCATCATTTGCTCCCTCTCCAAACAACTGCATATCAAATGTAAACACGTCTATTCTCCTTCCTGTAACTTGTGCCGGCGGCTCTTAGCCGTAGCTATGATTTGATTGATGTAGGCATATACACGTAGAGCGGCTTGATAGTCCCGCTGGATATCGTCGCTATCTTCCCGGGTATTAAGCCGCTCCAATGCTGTGCGTTCTTCATCTTTTAAAAATTCGTCAACGAACTCTTTCAGATCATCCGCCCTCTGCCCTCTTTCGAGTGTTTTAGCTAGCCGTATTTCTCTGTCTTTGTCATTAAGTGTCCTATAATCCATCCGGGGTCACTCCCTGCTGTATAGGCGGCTGTACAGGCGGTTGACTCTGTTGGTTCTGGCTCATGTAGTGCTGTACAACGTCCTGTATAGTCGTTGTGCCGGCTGTTGCGTTATTGATAATCTGCATCTGCGTAGCAAGCGGGAGATTATCAAAGTTAAGCCGCAAACTCGGTATCTTCGCTACCTGCGTCTTCCCAGCGTAGTCTGCCTGCTTCAACGTCAATTGCTTTTGCAGGTCCGCCTGGTCTTTCATAGCAGCTATCTGCAGTTCCTGCTGTGCCGCCTGTTGCTGTTGCTGTTGCGCTTCCGGCGAATCCGGGTCCAGCAGTATGCCCTGTGTATTCTTCAGGCCCATTTCTTCCAGCAGTGCCGTACCGGCGGCGTAATAGCTCTTGGGAGTAGCGACTCCCGCTTGTGATAGTACCGGATATACCTGACTGAGCAGTAACATGTAGCTCTGTATCCGGGCTTCTTTTGTCCCGGCGCCGTTGCCAACGTTGATAACAAGGTCGTAATCGATATCGAGGTCGTCGCTTGATATGGAGACTTCCTTGTCTTTAAAGCGGAACGTTTGCACGCTTTCGCCGTATTTTTTATTGAGCAGGATAATAAACCGTATCATTGGCACCACCCAGTTTTCAGCGAACAGCCGGGCAATCAGCCGTATACGCTTATCAGCCTGTCCCAGAATGGCCGTGATGCCGGTAGCTGTGCTGTTCAAGCTATTAGCATCAAGTCCCTGATTGTACTTTGTACTGCCAGTCCGGTTTTCCAGCTCGCCTTCAGCGTAATTGACTAGATCCATAGTAAGCGGAGACAGATTAGCCGGTGGCGGATTGGATACAGCTCGGGTCGGGTCCCCTTTAATCGGGACATATTCGTCGCCGTTCAGCAGTGCGTCTATATCCCCAATCGCTGTGACATCTACAAACTTCTGCTGGTCGTTGTTCTTAGCGACGTTGATGACGATTTGGCGGATTAGTGCGGTCTTCAGGTCCTGAAGCCCTTCTACCTGTTCTGCAAGAGCGCTATCGGCAAAAATACGCCGTTTTTCCCGAACGCCACCCATTGCAAAAAAGGGAGCTATGTCAAATTCGTTCGTCTGTACAGAGAGTAGTACATCGCCGACACAATGTACTATCAAATGCTCATATATGCCATCGTTGTTATAGTCAACGTCTATATAGCATTCATACAGTTCGACGTCTTTAGACGCCGCGTCATTGTCTGTCGGCCGCATCCCGCCTTCATCCAGTTGAGGATTGATGTATTTATCTGCATCTGTGAAGTGCGTATCACCGGCGGCTTTCAGTGCTTCGTCTACGTTCTGATACGTCCCGTCCTGCTCTTTGCGCTTTAAGTAGTCGCCTTTTACAATCTTTCGATGTGCGACAAACTTGCATTGCTGTAGTGAGCCGGCTTCCGGCGTAAAGCGTAGTTCCGTGGGCGGTACATACTGCACTACCGGGTAGTTTGCTGTGACTTTTACCCTGTCGAATTGGATTTCATACAAATCCGGTGCATCTTTCAGCGGTTTTACGCTCTGTACCTCGATTTCGCCGGTCATCGTTGCTTGTGTGAGCATTTCTGCACTCTGCAGGTCGTTGATGTCAAGCATCATCTTGTACCGGGTACGGTCTTCTTCACGCTTCCACCATACTTTTGATACGCCCAAATTCGTTCCCAGGGCTTCATCTACTACATCGGTTACCATGGATGTGTAGTTGTTTTTCCGCATCAACTGGTACTCAATGAGTTGCTGTATCTTCGTCGCTGTGTCGTCGTTCTGGATAGTACTGCCAGCGATCGTTACCGGCGATTCATTGCCGGTGAAGACTTCTACAAGCGACGGTTTCATCCATTCTATGATGTTGTTGAAGTCCATGCTGACGAACTTACTCTTTTTCGATAAGTTCTCAAACTTATGCTTGTAAAGCTTCTGGTCCCCTTTACGGAGCTGTTCACGATGTATAAGCCGTGGCTCGACTTCGCCCTCGTAGTACTTTTTAGCAATTTCCCGGCCTTCTTTTACACTCTCTGTAATCTTTTCGATTTCTTCCGGCTTGAGTGTATCGAGTGATACCGTCTTTTCCTGCGGCTCTGCCTGCTGTGTGAGCCAGTCCGTCAGGCTCATCTGTGGCGGTGCGTCCCGGCCGAAAAGCCCGCCTACATCTTGTGCCGACGACAGGCTGTTATTAATATCGTCCATCACATCAACTCCTTATTTTAGGCAAGAAAAAAGCGCCCATGGCGCTGAATGGTGGCAACGTCCGGAGTGGTCCCCGGTTACTGCCATGATGGGGGCAACATCCCTGCTACCCCGGTTACATGTATCCTGCCCGATGCATTTTACCTCTTGTGAGTGCTTTCCATTTATCTGCCATTGACGTATTGTCCCTGTATAGCTTTGCGCATAAGTACGCTAAACAGTCCATCAAGTGACTGTATTCGTTCTTTTCCGGCTCGTCCAGCGTCCGGCCAGCTACGACTTTACGGTGATACCCGCCGGTAAACGCTTCGATGAGCATCTGACAGCGTGGGTCCAGCTGTAAGAGCGGCTTGCCATCTGGTGTGAGTGTTGTCAGATAGTAGCGTACTGCTTCACTACGCCCGGTTTGCGTGAGTTCGCCCGGCTCGACAGTGATGCCGTACCGGTCACGCAATATTTCGTTTGCAGTCTTTTCGTCGCTCTGTGCTCGCTGATTTCCTGCCGGGTCCCCGACTGCGCTATAGCTGTATCCGCTGTAAAACGTCTGCAGTTCAGCTTGTACGGCACGGCCATGGGCCAGCATACCGCAATCCCAGGACTGCAGTTCCGACAGTATGAGTAATTGCCCTTTTGCCGTTGTCTGTGCAATGATCGTTGCAGGGGTAAGTCCATAGTCAAACGATAAGATGAGCGGTCTGCCCTCTATCGGGTGCAGCTCTTCCAGTGCCACATGGCGTTGATAGTCGAATTCCGGGTAGTACTTCGGTTCTGCGCTGACTGTCCAGTTGATTTCGTATTCACGTTCCCAGCCTTCGGTTGTAGTGCCTTTCTTTTCGCGCTCTTTCCACTCTTCACTGCGTTTGTTGGGGTCTGCAGTGTAGTGTATCCGTGCAATGTACACACCGTTGCGCCGGTACTCATGTACGCCCTCTAGCACGTCATGCGGTTCCTGCTCTTCATCCGGTTCACCTTCGTTTAGCTGGCCGGTCACTAGCTGACAGAAAAAGCCCGGATTTGCTGACGAGTCAATGAAGATACGTCCGCCGCCTTCAATTGTCGGCCGGAGTGAGTTCCATGTCGCTTGTGCAAAATCCCAGAACGCCATTTCTGTACAGTATACGACAGATGCCGTGTACTGACGTAGCTGGTCGGCCCCTTCAGCAACGGCCCTCAGTTCGACGCCGTTGCTGAATTTAATGTAGTCATAGCCCATCTTTGAGCGTGTCTTGCGTTCTACTGCCGGCCATTCATGCGTTTTCGGCAAATGCTCATACAGAAACATAAGCCGGCTGTCTCCCAACAAATACGCGCTATCATCGTACTTCTTCGACTGCACAAAGATAGACAGGTTTTTTCCGAACATGGCGTAATGCAGGAGATTAGCCAGGCACCGCCACGTCATCATCATTCGCCGGCTCTTCGGGAATGCCGCTACCTGCTCGTGATGTATGATTTCATCGACTCGTGCAAGATAATCAAGCTTCGGGAAATGCTCAACAGCCCCGCTCTTTGCTTCGTTGACTGTATAACAGCAGTCGTTTATAAATGCTGTCGGGTCTTTCTTCCAGAGCTTCCATTCCATCAGTTGCATTAGCTCGATTTTCTCTTTCAAGCCCGTTTTGATAGGTTTATTCACTCTTTTTGTTGCTTTCATACTATCAACCCCGTGTCAAGTCAACCAAACTTGCATAATTATTACTTATCGAGTACCTTTAGCTTGCTTTCAAGCTCTTTGATGCGCTTATCTACGTCAGATTCTGTCAGTGTTTCAACTTTGACTGCGCCCCCGTCTGCGCCGGTTATTGCATTTTCTACGCGATCGCGCCATTCTGCCCGCTTGCGGTTTTTCAGCCAAAAGATTTGAGCCGTCGTGTTGGGCTGTACTTCTTTGTGTACGACCTTTGTTACGACTAGTTCATCGTCCCGGCGTTCTTCTGTGACTTCATCGTACATGTACCCCAGAGCGGATTTGAGAAGCGCGTTCTCTACCTGCCTGTCTACGACATCCTTTCCTTCCTTTAAGGCATTGCGAATGTCGCAAAACTCATTTTCCCAGCGATACAGTGTAGCAACGTTAATACCTATATTGGTCGCTATCTGCTCATCAGTCAGCCCGTCACGTGCCCATCCCTGCAGTCGTAGCAGCCCTTCTTTTGTTAACCACTCTTGATATTTACCTTTTGCCATTGTATCACCGCCTTTTAACTAAATACTTAAAAAAATAAGGCCCTGTATGGCGATTTAAGCGCCGATAACAAGGCCTTGCATATATTTATACCTACTGTTTGCTAACTTTGTAATTCGTTACCTGCTCAATCAACTGGGGATTGTCTATCAATACATTGAGTATCCCCTTTGCTATCAAGTCGATTGCTTTCTCGTCTCCCGCCGGTACGTCTTCAATCCGGTACTCGTTTACAATGCCGTGCATAATCTCATGCATCAGCGTTGCCGGTTTGTGTGCCCCACAATTCGCGTTTATCTGTATGAGTGGCTTTACATAGTCGATAGCACCATAGCATACAGCATTATCTACTATGATAGGCTCTGCTGTCTCGCTGATGGGATATGTAATACTACCAATACGTACACTGTCAATCATCGCTATCAAGTGCCTCCCTTACCGTCCTTTCCAGCTCCCAGGATACTTCCAGTTCATCCGTACCGTGCCAATGCCGAACGTAATAGCCCCGATACCGGAGGAAAGATACGAGTCCTTTTACTTCTGTTTCCCCATAGCCGGCAGGAAGGTGATACTTTACAGTGCTTGCACCGGCCTTAGCGGCGGTATTCATCGCATGATGCATATGATCATATAGACTTAACGCTGTCAGCTGTCGCTGGTCCTGGGCTGTCGGTATCCGGTCTTTCATCTCGATATCTCCTAATACGACAAATACCCCGGACACGCGGCTATGCATGAAGGTATCCCCGGGGCACTGTCTATGTAGTTTTTGGAGGCTGGGCGCTGTAACGCCCTACATTTCACACTATTATTCTATCATATGCACAACGTAGTTATTTTTAAAATAAGCGAAAATGGCAAAAAAAATAAGGCCGGCACACAACGTACCGACCTTTTTCTTATTCTATTTCATACCCGGTAATTTCGTACTGCTCGTCTTCCGGTTCTCCTACTTGGGAGTATTCCGGATGAATCGTATAAACTTCTTCGTCTACCCGGCACAGCCCTTTTCTGTCTGCATACCGATAACAATCGGTATACTTTTCCCCATTCCAGCCGTCGAGAGTGTACCAGCTCCCGTCAAGCTTTACCATTTCTATATCTGAACTGTTCCAGAACGTTCCTGTATCTTCTGCTTTCATATTCCCGTCTCCTTTCGGCTTCCCCGGGACTACCTTGTCCCTCTTTCTGATTATATTGTACTGCGTGTAGTACAACTTGTCAAGGCTTTTTTAAGATTTTTCTGCCTTTTCTTTGCATGCCTCCTGAATATATGCGGCCATACTTAGACCGCAGTCATCAGCCCACCACTTAATTTGTTCTTTAGTCCCTTTTGGAACTCTAATTGTTATTGACTCATAGTTTGCTTTGAGCCATTTTTTATTTGCTTTTTTTCTGCTGTCCAGCATTTTCATTCTCCTTTTTAAATTGTTCGAGACGTATCAAGTAATCGCCATCGGGCTTATCGTCTGCTACTCCTATCACTGGCAAAACCGGGCACCCGGCACGATACCAAAACAGCAAGAGATTGCGTGTTTCTACTGCTGGATGTTGCCAGCCATTTTCCCACTGCTGAAGTGAGACGATGGATACCCCGGTACGGTCGTGGACCGTCTGGCGCGTTACACACGCTTTTTCCCTGGCGTCTCTTAACTCTTTATCCGGTACAATCGGCTTCTTTTCTTTGATGTTTATCGGGTCTTTCTCTAAAAGTGGCTCAACATATAGCTCTTCAAGCATCTTTCGATACTCTGTTGCTTCTTCCAGCGTATCGAAACGCTTCTTTTTCTCCTTTCCTTTTACTTTTATTCCGCCAACCCACTTCGAGCGGGCCCTATCCCACGTCACACCTTTTACTCCCGACGTGTTGTTACTCCTTAATTTCTTACTGACAAACATGCTCAGATTTGTCCCGTCTTTTGACAGTGATTTAATGTCGCCGTGATTCGGGACTATCTCTCTGCGTAAACAACCACACGAATGTATCCCACCCTGCATTATCTGCCATTTTCTTATCTTCTTATCGTTGCCACAATCGCAGTGACACATGACATATCCGTGACCAAGCTCCTCTGTTACGACGAGTCTGCCGTAGCGTTTGCCGACAAGGTTCTTCTTTACATCTTTGTTATACCTTGCGCAGCCGCACGACATGCGCTTTCCCGCTCGTAGCAGTGCGCCGACAACCTCGACCGTATTACCGCAGTCGCACCGGAGCAGATACCGCCCTCTTGATACCTCTTTAATAACGACCAGGCGTCCAAAGCGATCGCCTACCTTTATCTCTCTCATCTGTTCACCTCTTAACAAGAAAGGCGGCTCACGCCGCCCATTCTTATTCTATGACAATTTCGCCGTCTTCTGTTACTTCCATATGCTCTTCTACAGCATTGGCTACTGCATCGTATAAATCCTCCCGGCTGGCGAAAATCCCGTCTTCGTCAAACGATTCGCAGTCGGCCGCTTCCTGTTCGTAGAAGAAGCGTGTCCCGTCACTTTCTGTAAAGCGAGGAAGGTGGATCGTTCCGTCTTCATCTTTAATAACCTGCCATCCGAAACGATGGCCGTCTGTCGTTTCCACTACGATACCATTGTAATCTTCGTCGTATAATGCCATCTTTGTCTTCATGTTTATTCCTCCTTCAACTTTTCCCTTTGGGCTTCCTGCCCTCTTTCTGATTATATTGTACTGCATGTAGTGTAACTTGTCAATACTATTTTTGATTATTTTTTACGGATTTCTATAGTATATCCGTATTTCTCTACAATCTCACTAAGCTCTACATATTTCATAGATCCGTTTTTGATTTTTGCATTAAGATTCTGCTGAAACATCCCGTTTTCGCGAGCGATTTCTGCTTCTGACTTGTCTACATCGATAAGCCACTTTTTCCACATCTTCTGAAATTGTTCTTTTGTCATTTTTACATCACTCCCATCTATTGATTATATACTATTACACATTTTATAAAATGTCAATGACATTATTTATTTTTAAAAATAATTAATTTTAGTGTTGACAACACCTAGTAACATGTGATATAGTTTAGACAACAAGAAAAACAGTGTTACACAAAGGAGGAAAACATTATGACAATGTTAAAGAGCGCATACATCATCGACGCAGAAAAAATGCAGGAAAGAGTCTCAAATGAGATAGATGCGATGAACCACTGTTATCGTAAGTGGCAAACCGAAAAAGCTGTTTCATCAGAAAATGCAGATTTTTATTATCTTTTATTTAAAGAACATCTTGGTATTTTGAGGGAGCTACTCACTCTTCAAGGCAATACTAGTTCAGAAGTAGCAATGCTTCTGAATTACATGAAAGATTTGGCATATCGTGAATCCATTCGTGACCAAATCAACTACCTTGATGACGAAATCGAAGACCTGGGCACAAAGATGTATGAAATCGTCAGGAATTTCAAAATTGAAGACGACGGCGAAAGCGAAAAGCCGCGGTATTATGCAGTCAAAGCCAAGCGAGATAAATTAATCAATCGCCGCAACGTATTAATCCATAAAATTGCTAAATAGTAGTTGTACGGGGGCCGAAAGGCTCCCGGATATAAGAAAGGGTTGATTATATGAAAGGCATTAAAAGTCAAGAAAAAATAATTAATACGTTAAAAGAAATGCTTTATAAAAAGTGTCGAGATATTTACATTGATCATGTGTTAGAACATGACAACGTATTATTATCAGACTTATACCGTCGTAATAAAGAGAGGTCGTTAATTGAGGCAAGGTTATTAGAAGATTTACTTTCCAATTTTCTCCCGGATGGTGACATAATATGCCGGGACATTCAAGACAAAGCTTATGCCGAAGCAGTCATCAATGCTAATCATAAATCACATTTTAGACCGCCAATAGACTAAGCAAAAAATAAATTAGGATTGTAGATAAAAAAGGACGGCTCGTAATGAGTCGCCCTTATTTTTTTACTCTATCACTTTTATTAATCCTAGCTGACACGCCGCCATCTTTGATAGTATCCGTGCCTGGTTTACTATGTGATAGTACGTGTTTGTATCAATGTTTAACTCTGTCATAGTCGTCTTGTAGTCTTCGTTGCTGTACTTCCGGCGTATGACGCGCTTTTCTAAGTCATCTAGTTTGTCATACACGCCCCGTACGACTCTCATCCATCGCTCAGGATTACGGACAACTACCCCGTCGTACAACGTGACTTGCTTTAGTTCCGTGGCAAGTCGAATGCCTTCAACGGCTGTCGGGTCCGATACAAACGCATGTCCGCAACTTCCGCCGCTGTGCCCGGATCGCGTGCTTTCTCTTGCCTGTCTGATTGCGCGCTCTATCTCCTTCTGGCGGTAAAACATGAATTCTACCAGACGCGTCGTCAAATCTGGGGGAGTCCTCTGATTCATCGTATCACTTCCGTTTCTTTCCGGTGGCATTCCGAAATTTCTGCTCTGATAAGTAAGATTTATAGTCTGAAATCGGCGTGTTTCCTTGATAACGCCACGGGTGCTTTTGCCGTTCTTCTTCTCTGCGCTTCCGGTCCTCTTCCAGCTCTTCCGGGGTCATATAGTGTACTTTGCACTCCCCTGGTTTGTAGTAATTCATGCGTTACCACTCCTTACTCTGGCCATATATATACCGTATGAGAGGCCCATTTCCCGGGCTTTTAAAGCGTTTTCATCAAGCCGTGATTTCCTCTTTACTGTTCTCTTTTTGGGCGTCTGCCGGGGTACAATGGCTTGCGGCAGGTGCTTCCGGTGCCCTGTGTGCCATATTTTTTGATTGACTTTTATGCTGATGTTGTAGCAATCCGGGGAGCAGTATTTACTGTTGTTCTTCTTACCATTGTGTACCACGTTTGTGTACCACGTTTTTACCGCATATCGGGCATATACCCGGCTCGGGATGGTGTATTTTCTCGTTTAACCGGTCTATACAGTCATCGCATATCTTCCAGTTGTTTCCGGTATCTTTACTGCATATGATGCAGGTTTTGCCCATTCTACCGCCCCCTGTCTGCTTCTTTCACTCTTATAGCTGCATCCGTTATTTTGTCCACCAGCTTACCAATCTGGTCTTGCGTAAAATCCGTACCGTTCTTGATGTTTTCTGTTGTCAGTACATTAGCAATCATCATTTTATTCATCGTTGCGTCCGTCGGGACTATAATAATCAATGTTACACACAAAAAAAATACGATGCATAACTTCTTCACTGTATTTATCACTTTGTTGGTGTACCAATTATCAGGACCGTAGTCGCGTACATGGTCACAATGAAAAGCATATGCCACTCCGCACGCGATTATAGACAAACCCGCACCGATAACAGCCATAAAATGTAGCGTATTTAACACACTTACTAGATAGAACCACCATGGATTTATGATGTAGTTCATCATTTATCACGTCCTTTTTAACAAAACCGTTCTTTTATGCGTTGCCACAAATTTTTATGTTCTTCCCAGCTGATACTGTAATACACATCTTCACAACAAATATCATCGTATACGTCAGTATGCTTAGTTACTGTAAAGCCTTTTTCTTTTAGCAACTCTATCGCCTCTTCTTCTTGGCAGGTAAAAGGCCCATGGACTTCCAAAACATATTTACCTTTATTGGCCGCCTGTTGTATGCTTCCTATGTACTGCGGGTACAGCCTTTTTACCTCCCTGTAACCCGATTCATTCGCCAACGCTCTTGCTTCTTTTGCTGTCATTATCATGTATACACCATCCTTTATGAGGTTCCGGGCCAGCCATGTTCCGGCGCCGCCTGTCATCAATACACTATGTACCAATCGTTGGCCAGCATGTCCGTTTGAGTCGGTGCCCAGCCAATGATGATCTGATTTTGAGCGTTCTTCATGTCAATATGCGGCATGATTTCCACGGAATCGTCTTTATCAAAAGAGTTTATAATCATTTTGCGCGTATTTTCTTTTAAGTGGCGGCATGTCACATTGCTTCCGTTTGTCATATAGATGTACTGCCCCTTACCATTCCATCCACGTCGAGAGCATCTCAGGCCTTGCCGTAAGTATACCAGTGCATCACCAAAATCTAAATCAGTTTCACTCGGCCATACAGGTTTATACGTTTTCTTGAAAATGTCCGGCTTGCAAGGATATTGCTCACCGTTTACACCAGTGATGATATAATCGCCGACACTTGCCTTCATATCGCCTTCTAGCGTACGGATAATCATTTCTTTATCTGTCTGATATGCTTCGATAACTACGGGTTTCTTTACGTATTTAGCCATTTCCCATCTCTCCTTTTTCGTTCATACTCTTGCTTATCTCTGATTTAACGGTTTCTATCATGCAATAATTGATCGTGCTGATTTCGTTGCCTTCTACTGTAAACTGGGCCGGGTAGGCCATGGGGCATTGGCCATCTCTGACACAATGCTCCATGGCGTGATTTTGTGTACACATATGCACCCGAAAGGCTTCTAGCAGATCTAATAATTTTGCTTTTTTCTGCATCTGTATACCTCCTATTTATCTGTTTTTCAAATTATTTTTCAGCTTTCGCCTTTTGTGACATACGAGCACTTTCTGTAATCGGCACGGATGCTTCGGTCGGCAGATAGATAACCTGGTTCGATGTTTTTTCGATGGCTTCGACCCATTTTTGTTCCATAGCTTCCGGATACTGCCGAATACTTTCGCCTAAAATGCGATTAGCTTCTGCCTGCTTGCTGGCGGCTTCTTGTTCCGCTTCGGCTTCTTGTACCTTTATCTGTCGGTCTTGGGTCGCTTTTGCAAGAGCTGCTTCGCCAGCTTTGCTCTGCTCCCACACTTTGTATTGAGGATACCCGAAGGCAACTGCTGCGGAAAGCCCCAGGAATAACGCTAAAGAGCTTACAGAAAGTATGGCGCGTAATTTAATAGGAACATCCCGGTCGCCGACTATAAAATAAATGGCCAACGCAATTCCAACTAGTACAAAGATTCCTGCAATGATAATCGTCATTCAATAATCCTCCTTATCAAGCGTGACTTCCATTATCGTCTCCCCATGAAATTCGTAATCTAGCTCCGTGTAAGGCTTTTTCTTCTTTTAGTTTGTACCCCATATTTTCAAGTTCTTTTCGTAAATCTATGTCTACAATGTACCATTCAACGCATGCTGAAAGCTCGCCCTTGGAAGTTGCGGCAAATATCGAATCCCGTATCTTCATCTCAGCGTTTAAGCGTCTTGCAACATCCATTTCCTTTTTATGTTCTATGGATTGTTTTAGGCTTGTTTCCGCATCTGGTATCTCTAGTAGCATGAAATCACCTCTTTTAGTCTCTTATACAAATGTTTTCCCACTTTTTGTAGACGTCAACATAGGTTTCTCCGGTGTCTCCGTTGTGCGTGACTTCGTAGTACATCCCGTCTGATACGGTCGTGCTAACCAAACATTTCCAATTCTGCAGAGTCTTGCTAAACCATACGACAAATACGTCATCCATCGTGATTTGCTTCCTATCGCTTTTGTCAGCATGAGAATTAAAGTAATCCATGACAATCTTTCTTGCTTTTTCCTGCATCTGTATTCATCTCCCTTGTGAATTTTATTAAGTGGTCTAAGATACAATGACTAATTTCTGCCAGTTATGTTTCAGGTGTCTTGTAAGTTTTTCCCTGTCTTTTCCCGTTATCTTTCCCTTTATCTGCTCGTAGCAAATTCCATGCCATATTGACAATATTGCAGTATCCGGCCCCGTCTCCCATCAAGCATGATTTACAGTCATTGTTATTTGCCGTGCAGAACTCGTCTTTCTTTGCGTCCAAAAGGGCCAAAAGCTGTTCTTCTTTATATGCTTCCATGTCATTTCCTCCAGCTGATAATGATTTGCTGTGTGTTTGTAGGCACTAATTTGTATCCCAAAATGGTCAATGCGTTACTAAGCCGTTCGGTCATTATACATGATTCCACTCTCATTTCATGTTTCCCGCGGCTGGCCGCTTTTTCAATCTCTTTTAGGACATGCGCTATTTCTTGTTCATTTGCATACTCGCGCATTGATTTAGCGGAATAATCAACTATTGTATGCGTAACTGTACCGGTTATTTTTTCCATGTCTTTTTCTCCTTATATTGTACTAAATTCGGCATTTTTCCCCTTTTAATCCATGCCTTATGCAAGGTCATCTACCACTTCCTGCTCCCGTTTCGTCACCTCAAAATCCACATCTTCGTAGCAAATAAACTGGTATTGCGCGGCTTCCTCTTCGCCGCTTTTGTTGCGGAATTTTGCATAAACCACATCCGGTCGTACTTTGTCACGTGTATACGCTTTTCCTGGCATGACGTGAAATTCAATTAGTTTTCCATGTTGATTTTCGCACGCTACAGCCTCTGCTTTTGTATCATACAGAGTGCCGCATTGCTCACAAATGTATTTAGTCTTCATCTTCTACCTGCCTCCTTGCTTCTTCGTATATCCTGTCTAAAAATTTCCTCGTCTCTTCCTGACTAGAGATATGTTCCAGCACCGTGATGGCCATGTTTTTAGCCCCAATATATGCACCGTAATCAAATGCTGTGAAATCGTCTTTATGTCCGGCCAATGCCGCTTTTTTCGTTCTAAGCGTTGTGATGCAATAGTTTAATAGCACGTCATACATGGCGTTGATGAGATTAGTTTTGTCCATACGTATCACCTCGCCTTTTAGCCGATTCCTGGAAATCGTTCAAATCTTACATTACGTTTAACCATCCATCGAATCAATGATGTTGTACGCCGCGTTAAATTCATTTGGTCCGACTATTGTAAATTTGCCTTTTTGACTGGCAAGTAAATACTCGTCTTTATGTAATGTCAAACATTCAAATACGCTGTTGCCATACTGCCCATCGCCAGCTATACGAATTGTAATGCTATTATTTAGCGGGTATTTTTGCTGTGGTTCCCGGCCTCTGACGGTTACAGATATTTCATATCTGCATTGGGCGGACACCATATAAATGATACTTGCAATACTAGTAGCTTCTCCGTTGTACATCACGGCAAATGTCGCGTCTTCCGGTTTCTGCACTTCGTATATCATGCTTATACCTCCTTCAGTCTTTCATCAATCTTTTCTTTCAGCTGTATCCAGCGCTTGTCTATGTCTTTGCTCAGCCTATCCGACAGCTTCATTTCTTCACCTATGTCCCGGCTCATAATAGCAAGATACTTCTTGTCCATAAGTGGTATCTTCCACTCTATGTATTCGATTGTCAGTTCTACAATATAGCTATTACGTGTTAACGCATACCGTAAAGCGGATACCAGCATTAGTTGAAAGTCATCATCCATTGGTACTTGATACATTCGTTGTCATCTCCGTAATATTAACCATTTCGTGCATCTGCACGGGATGTTATTTCCATGAGATTGTATAGAATTTGTGATCCGGGTCTTTTTCTACGATATAGCCGTAATCTTCTAGCCACTTCTTGTTTTCCGGTGTCATGCACCATTCTGCTATACCCGTTTCGTATACTGCGTCTTCAATTGCTTCGTTAATCTGCTCAACGAGGATTTTTTTAGCTATATATTTCTCATTTAGTGCTGTCAGTGTTCGGGCTTCGTCCGCTCTCATTAGTGTTGTGTTCATGTTTATTTCTCCCCTACCTGGAATTCTTCGATATCCGTAATCGTTTCTCCACCTATTTTCATATCTGTATCCTCCTATACTAACCATTCCGCCGGACACCGTTCTTCTGACGGTTCACCGGCCATTAATGCGCATTTATGTGGCGTGTTAAAAATGCAGTTTTGGCATCCTCCGTCGGTATCATTTAGCATGTAATCACAATACATTTTGATTCTTTTAGCATAGAACAGTAATTCTTCTTCGCCCGCTGTCATATTTTTCATGGTTTCCTCCTCAATCCGCAAACACGACATTTCCGTCATGGTCTACATACGACGCATGTAACCTCGGGTCTACGTCTGATTCAACACAATTTGTTACCGATTCTAATTTCGGTTGCAAATCATTTATTGCCATTTCATCCGGCGGCATTTCTTCGCCTCTCAGCTTATAGCAGGCATGGCTGATAGCGCATGTATCACATGTGTTTTCAACGCAATACCTGATAATCGTCATTGCCGCGTGCCTGGCCTCTACGTCAGTTATCACTATCTGTCACTCCTTCCAGATAAACCTCTTCTTCTGGCTCCTCTATGTCTTCATAGGCCGGGTTTCTCCATGGCCCCATCTTCATGCACCAGTCATCAATGGCACACCCCTCGCATGTAGGCTGATTCCTCTGGCAGTAAATGTGCAGATAGTTTACTGCGTCTATTGCCTTGAAGTCATCCATGCCTACATGGTGCCAATTTCCGGTATCTCCTATAAGGGCGCTGTTCATCAGTATTCTCGTTCGGGACTCACTGTATTCCATTCTGAGTGTGTCGTGTACTGTATCCCGGATTGCACGGTAGCGATGCAGATATTCTTTTTCCCCTGTATCTATCCACGCTCTATATGCTTCCGCATACTGTTTCAACAGCTTTATATATATTTCATGGCCTTTCATCGTCATCATCTGCCTTCTTCCTGATTTCCGTCACAATTATTTTCGTTGCGTGTACCATCTGCTCGATGGCTTCTTCGAATTGCTCGTACTTCCTTGTTATCCAGCGGATTATCATGCCGATTATGCCCATCGTGATCACGATCATGTAGTGTGTCAGGCATGTCGCTGTTGCAAGCAGTGAAACACCTAACAGCCCTAACCAACCAGCACATAAATATAGTGCCGTGCTGGCTTTCATCTTAATCGGTTGGATTTTCACTGTTCGACTTCCTCTCTAATATCCTTAAATCGTTCAAAATCGCCGTTTAACAGTTTTTTATTTAACTTCGGATGTAACTTGTACAGCGGGTAATTAACGTTCGTTATTTCGCTTATTTCGACGATTGTGCAGGGGTCTTCTTTGTCAATCCCGGCTATCATCGAGTCGCCGATTTCGGCAATGTAACCATCGTCCTCAATGATGCCCGCGCTTTCGAGGATATCCGCCGTCGCCTGGACCAGCCCGAAAAGGTCGGGCCAGCCCTTACGGTTCGGCATGTAATACGTTGCGGCCATCGTGACGGCGCAATCAATTGGCTTTTTTGGCCTTATTTGCTCTTTTAACTGCCATATAGCGTCTTTGGCATATTCTCTATAGGCTTTACCCTGTATAAGCCCGTAGCGTGTCTTCTGGAGCGAATTTTTCTTAGTCATTGGCCGTCCGTGTATCACAAACCGGTACTTCACGAGCATAGTCATCTCCTTTTTCATCATATCCGTATGCCACTGCTTTTTAGCCTCCTAAATTTTCTAAAGTAAAATTGTTCCAACTCCTAAAACATATCCAATCAGTACGGCCAGCAGTGTGAACTGTAGTCCTCTCTGCAGCTCTGTTTGCCGCTTCACTGTCTGCCGTTTGAATGTTTCAAAATTGGTCTGCAGTTCAGCTAATTGATTTTCCAATTTATCCCCGCGTTCGTCATTTCCGTCCAACCCCATCCGAATTGCTTCGTTTTCCTCTTTGAGCTGTCTGACTTCTACCTTCAGGTCTTCTATATCCTGCTGTTTCCTCATCTGGACGTGGTACATAAGGTTATTTTTCATATCGGCATGCCGTCCTCTCCGTAAATTTTCCCGTAACGCTTCATCCAGCCATCCAGCGCTCCGAACTCCAACCGGCATTCCGTATGTAGCATCCAGAAGAATTCTGTCAGCTTGCAGTTTCCCTCTATCAGTGCCCACATGTCGTTTTTGACATGCGCCTGTAACAAGTTCAATTTCCGTTTGTTGAATTTGAATTTCGTGCAGAGAATGAACGACGTGAGTTTGTACGTCACTTCTGCCGCTTCTAGATATCTTTTCTTGTCTTCACTCTTACGTACTGGCGGCCGTCCCAGGATGCGTTTATAGGTATCGTCTCTCTCGACGATTTTAACAACCCTATGCATGTAATCATGGTACATGTTGGGGTCCATGCCGTTGGCGTCGTTTGTCTTGTTGATGATTTGTTCCGTCAGTCCCGGCCATTTGCCATTTTGGATTTTGCCGAACCAGTTCATGATGCCGTCCATTTTTGGCTTGCCATACAGAAAATGATCGTGCAGGTTTTTATAGAAAATCAGCAGTGTCACAACGGCCCCGATATTGTCCGGCCGGTGCATCGTCCGTGCCGCCTGTGCCGCCCGTATCGCTCCCCAGTTCAGTTGATACATCTATGATTTCCCTCCTCTTAATTTCTCCTGTAGCTGCATCGCATGTGTACCTCGTGACAATTAGTCCATAGTCGAACTGGCATGACGTGATGTATGCCAACGCCCGGCGTAATTTGTTCGTAAGTACCCTTTTCCGACCGCGCTCGTCACTTACTTCGTAATAGGTCTTTTTACTTTTCATCGTCGCCCTCCGGTATCTGCATCGAGTGATATTCCATGGTGCAGTCTTTACATAGCCGTTCCAGGTACCATAAGGCCTTCTCATAGTCCTGTGTCTCTGCTCCCTTCAGTCCCGCTCGGCTGAGATACTTAATGACGTTCCCTTTCAGGAACCCTCTGTATTCCGCCTGTGTGAGTTTTGCTTTCAGGAAGTCTATGACTTCGATTCCCCCGGCTGTGTAATGTCTGGGATGGTTCACATTATCCATGTTTCTTCTTTTTCCTCCTTTTGTACTTAGACATGTACGAGTTTGAATTTTTTATAAAAAGTGCTTCATCTATTTCCTTCCATGTAAGGCCGGCTTCATGCATGGCCCGGCACTCTGCGCCACGATTGAAGGGAAGCCCGTCTAAATCTTTCCCGTGTTGCCGTTGTCCCGTCTCGTATAGTGCAAAACTGTCTTCTATCGTTACCGGCGTCGGGTGCCATATCGCAATGGCCACGGCACACCAGTTGGCACCATTCAGGACGTTGAACGCTGACGGGCTTCTCATTTCTTACCTCCCGGCAATGCCTTTATCTTATCCAGAAGCTCCTCGACCTCGTCCGGGTCCAGCCAGCCAATCACGTCGTTTGTTATCGGCGTCTTATAATTAATTTTCCCGTCCTTCAAGACTGCCAGTTCATAGAATCCTTCCGGACCTCCGTATGAAAGGTGGTCCCTGATGACGCTTGCCCCGTAGCCGTTTTCAAATTGGAAAATGTATCGTTCGTTCCCCCAGTCTGACCGACTTACTTGCGGCAGGTATTTCCCGAATTTCATGCGATCATCTCCCTGTACTGCCAAAACCTCCGCTTCCACGCTGTGTTTCTGTCAGCGTATCCACTTCCTTGAATTCGATTTCAACGTTCTTTTCTATGAGTCCCTGCATAAACCGTTCGCCCTTCTCGATGATTTCCGGCAGGTCGCCGATATTGTCGAACAGCCCTTTTACTTCTCCCCTGTAACTGCTGTCGCATATTCCTACACAATTGGACAATCTCAATTTCCGGTGCGCTCCGTAGCTCGACCGCATGAACAGCTTCATGTGATAGCCCTTCGGTATTTCGAACGCTACCCCAGTCCCGACTGCTACACCTGTTTCCCCCGGGTAGATGACTACTTTTTCCGGTGCGTAAAAATCAAAACAGGCGTTTCCCTCCGTGATGAGTGGTAAATTCACGTCTTCCGTTCCGTAATTGTCTAACCATTTCTTAATCCGTACCTGCATGCTTGTCTCTACTCCTTTCTAATGCGCGAATTTTGCCGTTTTTAGACGTTTTGGGCTTGTGCCCATAGGTTTTCATGCCGCGTGGTTTGCAAGTCCTGTCATCGGCACACACGGGTACTTCTTTTCCATCTGCCAGTACAACGTAGTGGCAGAACCCTGTAAGTGGCTTTCCGCAATAATAACAGTGCTTCATGGCGTCACCGCCTTAGAATGGGATTTCTTCCTGTACCGGCTGGCCCATCCGGTTGAATCCGTTGTCCGTTCCTCCGCTCATTTTCGCGATCGGGTAGACCATATCAACAGCCATGTATGTTTTGTACTGCTTTTTCCCGTCCTGACCATCCCAGGAACGTGTCTTGATTTTTCCCATTACAAGGACATATGCCCCTTTTCCCATTTCTCCCATGCGTTCGGCTGTCTTTTCCCATGCCTCACACGGTACATAATCCGGTGCGTATTCCTCTCCTGTCTGCCGGTTCCGGCCATTATTGCAGGCCACGGTAAACGATGCCACTGCCTTCCCCGACTTCGTGAAACGTACATCCGGTTCCTTTGTGAGATTTCCAATAAGTTCTACTTTGTTCATGCTTCATTCCTCCTATGCTGTTATCTTTTTTAATCGTCTGTTCTTGCCTTCTGTTTTCAATCCGTAGGGATTCGTCATTTCAAAAATTCGCGAACCGACAGCCCCGTCTATGTCCGATATGGACTTGACAGAATATTCGCTACTGAACAGCGTCCGTAAATGATTGACGTACCGGGCGTTCAGAATGTCATACATGATTTTCAGTTCTTCCCGGTTGATATCTGTCAGCACGCCGTCTTCTACTTTCCCAGACAGTTTGAACAGGTCATCAATGTACAGGTTCTTTACTGTCTTCCATTTGTGCATGGCCGCTTCATAATCAACTTCATAGCTTTTGGACGCTTTGATTAGTTCCGGCATTACCGCCCTGTATGAAAAGTAGTAGTGCGGCTCTCGGTAGCGGTTCGACAGCTCGTGACATATGGCAATACATAGATGCGTTTTGCCTGTCCCACTACTGCCGAATACGCCAAACCCGGTCGCGGGTAGTTGGTCGAGATACTCCATTGCCTTCTGTTTCATTTCGGCAGCTTCCGGCGTGTCGGGCAGGAAGGTTTCCAGTGTATAGCGGTCGTAGTCTTCCGGGCTGATTCCGCTATGTTTCAGCCAGCGTGCCATCTGCCGCCGGGAAAAACAGTCCGGGCATGTGACAGCTGTTTCGTATCCCTGGCTGTCAATGGTCATGATGTACCCAGTATTGCCACATCGGTTGCACTGAATACCGTCCGGCGGTGTTGCCATGGCCGCCGCTTCTATCCGTGTTTCCTGCATCTCTTTTGCTTTGGCCCGGAACCTTGCTATTTTTTCCCGTACGCTCTCAACGTCTTTTTGAGTGCTTTCAAGGTCGCTCATGGTTTCACCTCCTTAAAAATCTATCTCATCGTACTGGCTCTTTTTCTTTTTCTTCTTTTTGTGCTGTCCATAGTCGTTCCTTTCCCAATTCCTGACAGCCGCCTTCCAGTCTTTCATTGGATTCCTGCCAACCTTCCAGCCCTTACTTTCATAGAAATCAAAGAAGGCTTCTGGATCAACGTCGTTTTCTCTTTCAAGGCAGTAATCATTTATCTCTTCAACGGTTGGTTTTTCAAAATTATGTGTCCCTTGTTTACGTGTCTCTGTATATCTTTTAGTATCATTAATTTCAGTATCATTCATATCAGTATCATTAGTCGGTCTTTTTGTCCCTTCGGAATCGGTCAAATTGTCCCCTCTATTCGGTCTTTTTGTCCCTTCTTGATTGGACATGCTCATTCGTATATCCGAATTGGTCTCTATCCTTTTTATGTAAATCTTGTTCGGTAGGGAAAGGCCTTGCCGGGCACATTCAATCAAACCGACATCTTTCAATTCTTTAAATCCTCGTGTCACTGTCTTTGTTGAAAGGTTGAGTTTGTCTGCTACGTAATCTTGATTTGCCATCAAATAAACGTCCCCATTGCGTTCAATCCATCCGTTCTTTTGTGACAGCTTCATTTTGTCTTTCAAAAATGCGTAAATTACTTTTGAGGTCAATTTAAGGGCTGAATACTTTCCCATAAACAACCCCTTTGGGAGCATATAAAAACGTTCGTTGTCTATATCGCCTAATTTATATCGTTCCATCTTTACTCCTTTCTTCTAAAAGTTTTTCTCGTACCCTTCTGGCTTCTACGCTGTGTGCCTTCCGGTGGCAGTCCTGACAGAGCAGAGCCAGATTTGCCATATCACTCGTTCCCAGGTGTGACCGGAAAATTATGTGGTGGACGTCAGTGCCCCGGGCACTGTGGCATAATTCGCATATCCCGTTTGCCCGTTCATAAGCTGGCAGACGGTTTTTCTTTAGCAAGGCGTCATCCCTGCGTTTCCGCTTGTTCGTTATTCTCATCCTCCCAGTCATTCAGCAAATTTTCTATGTATTCGCTATCCTCGACACTGGCACCGACGTTGTGAGCTTCGTCCACCAGACAATCTATAAGACGGCTCATTTCCTCAACGGTGTAGGAGCTGGAACCGGCATACAGATGCAGGACGGTACAGCCTTTTATCTTGCTGTCCCCGGCGTTGATTGCTGTCCAGCCTATCCCGTTGTGATGCCATTTACGGATAACGCTGTCTGCTATTTTGGTTTGTACGCATACCGGCATGAAGCTTTGTGAATCCTGTATCGCTTCCCGGTAGACCTCCTCTTTACTGACATACTGCCCGTCACGGCTGAGTTTCTCCGCGATCCGCTGGCATAGCAGCCAACAATAGGAATTGGCGTTTAGGCTTCTCTTTCTTCCCGGACGTTTCAGCTCTATGCTGTACTCTACATCCGTCTTGATTAAATTCAGTTCCTCGTCTTTAGGTGCCGGTATCAGGAGCATCATGCCCCCGATACCTTTCAGCACCTGTATGCTTTTTGTTTTCCACTTCATGACGACATGCTCGCTTCGAGTACTGCGTCATCTTTGGCCTGCGCTTCTTTTACAAGGCTTTCTATGTTGTCGTAAAAAGCCTTTGCTTCCGGGAGCGTCAATGTCTCGAATTTATGCTTGTTGAACTTTTCTGTAATCAGCGGCCCGATAAAGGCGACTGCCTTATGTTCCCTTGCCCAGTCAATCGTCAGTTCGTAGTAGTCATGAACCGTAGTAGGCGTTTTTTTCGGCTGGGCCTGCTGTGGCGACGTTTTTTCGTGTTTTGCCACGGCTTGAGTGTAATTACCCTTGGCCGGGTTGTTCTGGCCGTTAAAACGGCTCTGAGATGCATTTTTCTCGTTTCTATTGAACTTGGTATCGAACTTCCCCCGATAGACATCAGCCGCAACGCCAATCATTTTGGCGGCGTTTCCCAGTGCATCCGTTATTGCCATCTTTAGGCCTTCATCGTTTCCATGCATTCCGTTCTTATCCCGTTTAATCAGGAAGTCGCCGCCGCATCCTGGGATGGGGGCCGACCATGATTCATCTTCTTTGACATACAGATTGATAACCACGAAGATCATAACTTCTCCGGTTGGTTGCACGGGAACCATTTCTTTTTCTGCGATTTCGAACTTCCAGCCAATACCGCATAATCCGAACTCTTCCGTCATCGCTTCATATTTCCATTGG